ACACACCGGGGCGGCCCACAATGTCAAAGTGTTCTATGGTTACCCCGGAAAGAGTTTCTTTAGCTATAACTTTGAGACGAAAGAGTATGCGATCTATATATCTGAGGAGGTGGCAAAGCCAGAGACGATTATAAAGCGCGCCCTGGAGGACATCGAGCGCCGCGAGGGGCTGGTGAGAGCATGATTACATTTCCTGTTGCGGTGGAGACTTTTATCGACGACCAAGAGAAAAGAGTGGACCGAAAGTTCGATGATTTTCAACGGGAATTACTGGGCGAATATGTTGAGCTTTTCAATCTGGAATTTGACGTGGGTATGAAGGGCGAGGAACCAAGCAACGTGCTAAAAGATACCGCCGAGTTCTACGCCCGAAAAGGCAAGCTGGAAGAGTTGGAAAAGCCTGTACTTAAACACTTCTATGCGTGTGTGCAGTATTGGTGCAATGAGGCATATAGACAGGGAAAGGAGTCAAGAAATCATGAATGATATTATAACCGCGCTATACCATGCCGCCAGCAGCGAGGAGCCGGACACGATGGACGGCCCCAGTCTGTGCGACTACTACCAGCGCAGGGAGGAGACAGAGCAAACCCGCCGCGCCCTTGTGGACGCTGTGGGCGACGAGGTGGACGTGGACAGCTACGGGGTAGCTATGGAGTGCCAGGGCTTCGTAAACGGCTTCCGGCTGGCCCTGGGGCTGTGTATGGGGGTGTGCTGCTGTGGATAGCCTGCTGGTCATGTTTGAGGCTTGCACCGACAGCCCCGCTTATATGCGCCTGGACAGCGAACAGGAGGCCGCCGCCGCGGTGCTCTCCATCATGGGGGATAACCCGGAGCTGGAGGAGCTGGTCAACGCCCACACCTACACGGCGAAACAGGAGGGGTTCGTCAACGGCTGGGCCTGGGCGCAGGCTACAGCGAGGGAGTGCTTGGCCCTTCGGAAATTGCCTGTGCTGGTGGAGAACTACGGCCCTGACCGGAGGTGTGGGACTTGCGGGTGGTTCGTGCAGCACTACCGATATACCGGGGCCTACCCCTGGTTTGCTGTGGTGGGGTGTGGGCATTGTACCGACCCGGAGACAAAAAAGGGCCTCACACGTGATCCGGTTTGGCGTGGGTGTGAGCATTGGAGGCCCGGCGGCTGAGTGCTGCCGGGCTCT